GTGAGTTGAACCCCTGCCGCCTCGAGGATATTTCCAAAACATTCGTGGACGTAGTGGCACACGACCAGTGCCTCGGACGCCACACCAATTTTTACTCCAATTTTGGAAAGGCACGAGAACATCTCTTCGTTGTTGTCGAGTGGGAGCTTGACGGGATCCTTGCCGCCCCGAATCTTCTTGTCAACCGGCTTGGCATCCATGGCCCACACACGTGCTGCGGTGCGCGTACACTCGTAAAGACCAGGTGCCAGTTTCTTACCCACTTCCGTGTCAAAGTTCAGACCGCGCTGAGACGCCGCCTCGGTCGAACCCGCCTTGGTTTTCTTCTCAAACTGCTCCCAGTTGATACCCTCCGTGACTGAGGGAAACACTAGAACTTGAACGCCCTTGTCAAACGGGTCCAGAACCTTGTGAAGGATTTCTTGATTCAAATTCGTTCCATAGTCCATCCAAAAGATGCGCTCCCCGCTCTTGATAATCTTGGGCAAAGTTAACTTGTTCTCCACAAAGTGAATCTCCAAGTGAGTTCCACGCATCATACAGAGCATATTTACGTTTAACATTGTATGAAGAGTCGTGGCACTGATAGACTTATTTCTTGTAACCGCGCATATATGAAGAACGGTCATTGAGTTTCAAGAGAATTTAAGCCTTAAGCCGCTCCTCCAAACTTCCAATGAACCGGATGTTGCCTACGTGGCCCAGAACGGTCATGACGTCGGCGTAAATCTTCCCACCCATCTGTTGCCAACGGCGACAAAAGGCGTAATCCTCTGAAAGGTACCGCTTAGACTCTGGATCGATCATACAGTCTAGCACCGCATAATACGTGTCAAGGTCCTTGTTCTGGTGGTCATTGACACACAGAAGCTCCGGGTACCGCTCGTGCATCTTGGTAAACACGTCACGCTTGATGAGCATGAAACCCGTGGGACCGTCAAGAACCTCGGCAAACCCGTTGATAATTTGGGTATTTTGGTACTTGAAATTCATGACGAGAGATGCAGAGACGCGGGCGAGATCTTTGCCTGTTCCACCGCTCTTGAGGTGTTCGTCGACGCTGTCCCATATGACGCACTTTTTGGGGTAGCACGCCACGGCAACCTCATGGTCAGACTTGATCAGACGAATCACAGACTCGGGGTCAAAGTGAATGTCGGCATCGATAAACAAAAAGTGAGTCGCCTGGGTCTTTTGGTAAAAACGCGCCACAGCCAAATTACGGGCACGAGGAATGAGCGATTCATTCTCGGTCGTGTCAAGCATCATCTGAATGCCATTGGCTGCGCACGTGCGTTGGAGACGAAGCATGGACTCGGCATACGCCTGGAGACAAACCCCTCCATAGCAAGGGGTGCTTACGAATAAGGTCACGCCGTTCATTACACCTTAAACTCAAGTGTTCCTTAAGTTGCGCACGATGGCCTCAATCTTTCCCAAGGTTGGAGCTGACACGTCGCAAATTCTGCACAGCTCATTCTTGTCAGGCCCGAACCCAGACTCTTTCAAAACGACAAACATGATTGCCGCAGCCACCGCCTTGGGTGTCCGTCCCTGAAGCTCCACGCAATCTTCCAGCTCCTTGCAAACCTTGATAATCTTCATCTTGATTCGGCCCCTCTGATCCATAGGTACGCACGTCACCTCGTTAAAAAATCGCGGAACCAGGTGAGCGCTGCCCGTCACGTGCACCTCAGTCTCTGGAAGTTGTTCCTGGTACATGTCAAACGTACGGGACAAGTCGCGAGGCGGGATCCCAAAAGCGTCGGCAATTTCTTTCGTTGTACGGGCCACTCCAGACTCCCGGCAAGCCTGGAAGACGCAGTTGGCCTTGATACCGTTACGGACCGCTCCGCGAGTCAGGACCGCCTCGTTGAACGCCTTGTACTTGATTTTAACCTGATACATGACGCTATCGGGGAGACCCAGAATTTGCTTACCCACCTTGTCGAGGTCCTGATACGCGTGGAAAAGTGCTCGGTCCTTGTGATTCATGGACGTGTGCATGTTGATCATGGCCAAGCGCTTCTGTTGGTACGAAGACTGTTTGGCGACGCTCATGATTGTCGATGAACCCCAGGCGGCTGAAAAGTGATCGGTATTCACGGGAGCGCCGACACGGGAGGGATCCGCCTTGCCTTCGTCACCTCCAGACCGCCACTCGGGCTCTTCGCACACAAATTCATAGTCTACCCTTCCACAGTCTATACAGACTGGCAAGTCGTCAAACACGTCATACTGCTTGGCACCGCCGCAGTGCTCGCAGATGTAATCGGCATGGTCCCTGATTGGGACATCGTCAGGTTTGAGCGCCGCACGACATGCATCAAAATCAGACCAGATATGGTCCAGTTCACACATTTTTGAATTGAAATTACGAGGGACCGCGCCTCACTGGGCTGGAAAAAACCTGTTTTTTCTTTAATGAGCGCCCCAGTCGTCGATCATGCCAAGCGTGCGGCCGTTCAGGAGATTACATCCAAGTCGCCCTTCAACGTGTTCAACATCGTGGCGATCGTTGCAATTCTCGTGATTGGCTATTTCCTGTACAAAAAGTTTACGGAAAAGTTCCAGCAGGGCGCCATCAAGTTCCCGACCATTGTACCGGCGACAGTTGGTACTACAACTGTCGCCCCCGTAGTTGTAGAGGCTGGGCCGGAGGTTATCCCAGAGCCGGGCACGAAGGAGGAGTGAGACCAGTTGCGAAGCAACTGTGATCGGAGGAACTGTCCTCGCCCCGCGGGGATCACAAGCCGGGAGTCGCTGCGCGACTCGCTCCAACTTGGTCTCTAGCACCAGACCCCGTCCACAACCCCCCACTCCAAACACTGTGAAGCGTCCATATAGACATCTCGCTTCAGTAGTTTTTTCAATTCGCGCTCTGGAATCTGAGTTTCGCGTGTATAAATATCCTTGAAACGATCCATAAATTGGGACAGATTGGCCATTTGGTCCTTGAAGTCCTCAAACTTGCCCCAAGTTCCGTCCATATTGAGTTGATGAATCAATATGTACGAGTTCTCAGTCATGTGGCGGGTCCGGCCGCCCAAAAGGATAAAAGTGGCTGCCGAAGAGCACACGCCGTCGGCAATCGTCCGAATCTTAGCCATCCGGCGAAGAGACTGGATGGCGTCCATGGCACTCAGACCCGAGTGAAGATCGCCGCCGTCGCTTCGAATCCAGATGCGTATTTCAGGGCGGCTCTTGAGTCCGAGATCCAGGTACTTGTGATTGAGCTCCAGTGCCAATTTTTTCAATTTCATATTTAATTCGAGGACCGTCGCCTCACAAACCTCGCAGTGAAAATAGACATCCGAGCCCTGAACCTTCACGTAAGATTCCTCCTCTGGACACGGTTCGCACACGCCTCCACACATTGCTTCTTGAGTGAAGAAATGGTCTTTGCTTTTAACTTGTTCAGAGGACTCAGGTGGTTCAGGACGTCGATGTCGCCGGGTTCGAGCTCATAGTCCAAAAAGGTTTCAAAATTGCCCGTCTCTATCTGGGTCCTGATGAGAAGGAGTGCATCGAGGTCCAGGTTTCGGTGTGGAATTTTGTTCGAAATTGATTGAATCTTTTTGTGACGCATACACATGTTCTGATACTTGGTCCATGTTGATCCCGGGCGAAGTTTGGGACTCAGGCTGTGAGCAATTTCAGTCGCGGGTAATATACATCCCCACAGGTTGAAATACGACAAAAGTTCCCAGTCCCCTGCATAGACCCGCGTCTCCACTACATCAGCCATGCTCAGATAATTTGATATAACATCTAGACGCCCATTCGAGTCTGGATAATTTTCATGTAAAATTGAAGCAATGTTTCCAGGCTCTTGGATCGGGTGACCCACGTACCGCGATGGAACCTCAGAACCTGTCCGACACACGAGACCGGTGATAAATTCCCGAGGTCCCATGAAATCGTCACGCTCGTCAGAGCTGAACGTAAGGCTTTGTCTCACGCGCCGCAAGTCTCCCCCGCACGTGGCAATCACATGGGCACTCGCACTTGGAAAAAGGCGCTTGATAGTCTCGGGGCTAGGTACCGGAAATTCATACGTGTTAATTTCGAAACTAAATTTGACGGGAATCTGTGAAACGACGACAAATATTCCGTTCGTAGGGGGCTTGATAATTTCACGGAGGCCGACCAGGTCGTGGATACACTCGTACTCGTCTATGATTACGGGAGTTTCGGTGCCGTGAATTTTGTTTAGAAAATCAATCGTATCCTGTTTACTTTTCAAAATGTCTGGGCCGAGCTCGATACAGGGCGTGAGTTCCTTGCGGACCGTCCAGGTTTTACCGATGCCCGACTTGCCCAGAACGCACACAGCCGGCCCGAGCTTCGTAAAGTCGTGGGGAGTTTTTTGGGCGCCCTTAGCAAGGAGGTAGCGATCCATGGCGCACGGAGAAGATTCGGATGGTGAAGAGTCTCTGACGCGTCAGGTGCTTAATATGGTTCTAGAAAACAACGCGTTGTTTCCTTACTTGACAGGATGGTTAGTTTTTAACGTCATGATTTTGATTCTATTAATTTATATCTCGGTCAAAATTAGCTTGAAATGAGCGTGACGGTTTCCAGGGCTCGTAACGGCATCCACAAGTTTACCGCCTTTTTTCCAGACGGTTCCAGGGTTCACTTTGGTCGCCAGGGGTACTCGGACTATACGAAACACAAGGACAAGGCACGTATGGAGCGTTACTTGACGCGTCACCGTTCCCGGGAAAACTGGGGCCGTACCGGCCGGTACACAGCCGGGTTCTGGTCCAGATGGCTTCTGTGGTCCAGTCCGAGTCTCAATGGGGCCAGACGCAAGACTGAAAAGGTGCTCGGAAAAAAAATCGTACTCAAGTAATAATGGGCGCACTGGTTCCTCTGATGTTTTTCATCGTGTTTATTCTGGGCATCGCACAGTCTTCCATCACGCTCAAGACGTATGCAGACACGAAAAAGGCACAAGATACCAACTACAAGTTTTCAATCTTTACGCTCGTGTTTTCGATTCTCGGTATGCTCGTGAGCGGGTTCATGACTTACCGTGCCGTCAAGGGACCGGCCGTGACCCCGGAGGTGGCCGCGGCACCTGCTGCCAACAATAAACTAGCTGCCAAATTAGAAAACTTGGCTGAGCAGATAAAACAGAAAGCTAACTAGATAATAGTATGGTGGCTCCAAAAATCATCGGACTTGCAGGAAGGGCCCGATCAGGAAAAGATACGGTTGCGACTCTTTTCACAGATACGCACCGTGTCGTACGATTTGCTCAACCCGTAAAGGATGCCATAAAGGTTCTTTACGGTTGGAACGATGATGATGTTGAAACTGGACTCAAAGACCAGGTGGATCCCAAGTGGGACTTGACGCCCAGATCAGCCATGGTACACTTGGCTCAGACGACGCGAATGTTTGCTGCGAATGATTTTTTCGTCAAAAGACTTTTTGATTCATGGGACGGGAAAACTCCTATTGTGATTCCGGACGTGCGCTACAAACACGAGGTGGATGCTATTCATGCGAGAGGTGGAATTACCATCAAAATTACACGCGAAGGCATCACTCGCCACGATATAGAATTTACTGTTGATGAACTCGAGACGACATTTCAGGTTACAAACAATGATACTCTACACAGTCTTTGCCGACAGATTGACAGTCTGGGATTGACCTGAAGCCTGTGACGACACGGCTACACTCAAAAGCCGAAAAGCATCTGGAGTTCGGTTCGCATCATAGTTCATCGTAGAACCGGCAGCGATGCCGATGGAACCCGCCTCGGCAAACGCATCTTGATTGGCACCCATGTATGCAAAGGTCCAGCCATCCTTGGTCTTTTGCTCAATCAGGTCCTTGATGTGAGCCTTTGTGAATTTAGTACTCGAATTCTCTTGACCATCAGTCAGAATTACAACCGAAGGTGGTCCGTCACCGGCCCACTCCTTGATGAGGCGCCCGATTGCATCAAGAAGTGCGGTAGACCCACGAGGTTTGTACGTCTCACGGGTCAGTGGCTTGACCTCGTCAATCTTGGTACGTTCACATGTCATATTGTACTCGTGGTCAAACTGAATCAGGGTCAGGGTTCCGCCCGTAGCCTTTTGATCCATCAGAAACGAGTTGAAGCCGCCGATCGTGTCATCCCAGCAGGTCTCCATAGAGCCGGAACAATCGAGGAGGAAGGCCCGGTCCATTTTTACTTTGAAATTGAACGAGGCTTGGCTTTAACACATCATTTAAAGTTTTACCATGTTATAATCAGATGACGCGCCGCCTTACTATCGTCACGAGTCATTGGAAAGAAGATCTCGATTGGCTCAAGAAGGCTACGTGTCCCGTCGTTGTTGGAGATCATGAAGGAGCGGATCCTATGAATTTCAAACCAGAATTTACAATTCCAAATAAGGGTCAGGACATGGCGGTATGGTTCCGGTACATTATCGACAACTATGACAATTTACCTGACCATGTGGCGTTTATTCACGGACATGAAACATCCTATCACCAAAGACTACCTGAACATTTTTTGAAAGCCATAGAAACGGCAAATATAGACAAGTACGATTTTATTCCTCTTAATAATTTTTGGAGGGTTATTCAATTTGCCGATTACCCTAAAGAACCTAATCCCCTTATTATTCAACTAAAATTAGATACTTTTTGGGACGTGTTTGGTATACCCTTTCCAAAGCCCCCGATTGGTTTCCCTCTCGTGGTTGACGTGTCAAATCAGTTTATAGTTTCACGACGCCGTATTTTGGCGCACCCCAAAGAGTTGTATGAAAAATGGTACAATATAATTACTGGCACTGATTCCAAGGAACCACTTGTGTTCCTCGAGTACACGTGTCATATCATTTTTGGAGAGCAATGGCAGCTCACTTTTCACGAGGACTGGTTTCCTTTTCCAGTCAAACAGTCTTGGTGGCACGACGACCGGAAATTCTCTTTGGGCGAATAGCCAAAGGT